GTTAGGGATAGGCCAAAGCGGGCCAGGAAGGCCATTAGCTCGCCTTCCGGCACTTTGGCGAGGATGGCCGCCGCTTGTTCGGCTTGCGCACGGCTAACCCGTTTGCGGCGCGTCTTAGTGGGTTCTGGCGCGGCTTCCTCTTTCGGCCAGCGGTATTCGTGAAGCGCCTTCACTTCTGTTTGCGTCCGGCCACCGTTCTTAACCGGCTGGCCATATTCGTTTAGGACCGGAACCTCGACATTGCATGGCGTCGCGGTTGCTTGCGCGAGGATAACGTCGCGTAGTTTAGGATTGTAGATAGCGAACTGTGAACGCCACTTGCGCGCTTCTTTCGACACATATTCGCGCGCGCCGCCCGCTTTGATTCGGATCGATCCCTGTTCTTCGGTGAATACGTTACCATTTCCGGCGTGTATAACGCCCTTGGATTGCCATTGCGATTCAGCCCATTCTTTGACCTGTTGCGGTGTCATTGTTCTGCTCCCATGTTGATAGGTTACGATTAGATAAGCGCCGGGATGGCGTGTGTCGCGACGACGACGGCCAGCATAGCGGCGGCGATCAGTTCTAGGATTGTGTAGGCGTTCATGTCGTTTGCTCCTTTGTTGTGTGGATAAGTTACGGGATAGCGGCGGCGGCGTCAAGAGAAAAATACGGTGTTGCGTAAAATTTCTTTCTAGTGTAATTTTTCAGGTATCAACATGGAGGCATGACAAATGGCACAGCTTAAGACGATACTTGATAAACCTGTTCCCACGCACGACCATCTTGCGGCCATGCTCTATGCCTTGTTCGAGTCGGGTTATCTTACCTGGAGTCAAATGAGCAACGCTAAATCGGCGCTTGGGCAGTTCGTGCCGAATAGCATAAAAGTGGAGCAAAGAACGCCTAAAAGTGTCACATTCTTTAATTGTGGTGAATGGTGCGTCCGCGTCACGAATCGGGCGCGGGTTTATGTTGAAGCAACGGTTAAGCCGTAATTTTTACTGCCAAGCTGTAATTTTCGGAAAAATTACAGCTTGGCTTAACAATAGATTTACCGTAATTTTTTGGCGGTTAGGCGGTTTGCGCCGGACTTATATGCGCCGGTTAGGTGATTGGATAGACGGCCGAAATATCCTAAATACAATATTATATGCTGTTAGGCTGTTATCATTTATAGGTTTGACAGAAGATTAGTGTAATAATGCAGTAAATGGTAAAATTACAGTTTTTCTGTGCGTCAATGGTCAGACGACTTGCCTAACCGCCTAACCGCCTATCAGCCATGAGCATGGCCATTGCACAAACGCCCGGTTTTAGAGCGCCGCGCTGACATACGCAGTTTTGCTTAACGTTCGCCCATTGTTCTTTTTGGGCGTGGTTGCGCGCCAGGCGAGCGGCGCTTAGACTGACGCTGCTCGATTGAACGCGGGCGACGCCTGGCGGCGCGGTATCGGGAGAATGCCGCGCCGCCTATCCGCGATCCGCGACCGCTCGGCGCATTGCGCTGACAGGCGTCGGCAGGAAGCGCGAGGCGGGGGGACAGGGCCTTGGGCTCTCCGTTAAGAAATACGCAGGGACCGCACAAACTTTTTTATTTTTTGCAAAACTCATAAAACGATTTATGATGCCGCGCATGACGTTTGAGAGCCTTCCATACGAACCGCGCAAGATCACCGCGACTGAGGCGGTGTTGGAGCGCATTTACGAAGCCGCGCGAAAGGGGCTGAAGGGCGACGCATTAGCCTATGCCGCAGGGCTGACGCCAACGGAATACCGGCATCTGACGCAACTGGACCCGATAGCGGAGTATGCCGAACAGAAGGGCCGCGCTGAGTCCGAGGCCGAGATGGCCGAGGTTCTGCGCACCGCAGCGCTGGCGGGCGACACCAAGGCGGCGCTGGACATCCTTAAGCACGTCCACAAGTGGACGGCCCCGCAGTCGGTTCAGGTCCAGGTCGAGCAACGCATATCCATACTGGCCGCGCTGGAAGAGGCGCAGATGAGGGTTATTGAAGGTGCAGACGCCGATATACTCAGCGGACGAAGAACAGAAACTGATGGCCACTATGTGGTCGCCACAAGTGAAGAACGACCCGGTGGCCTTCGTAAGGCTGGCGTTTCCGTGGGGGAAGCCGGGGACGCCTCTTGAACACTTCCAAGGCCCGCGCAAGTGGCAGTTGGAGGTGCTGCAAGACCTACGGGACCATATCCGCCTCAACGGCGGCAAAGTGGACTTTGAAACGTTCCGCATGGCCACCTCATCGGGGCGCGGCATCGGTAAGTCGGCCCTTGTAAGCTGGCTGGTCATATGGATGCTGACGACCCGGATTGGGTCCACGACCATCGTCAGCGCCAACAGTGAGGCGCAGCTTCGCTCGGTGACGTGGGCCGAGATCACCAAATGGCTGTCCATGTCATTGAACACCCACTGGTTCGAGGTGAGCGCGACGCGGGTGCTGCCGGCCAAGTGGATCGCAGAACTGGTCGAGCGCGACCTGAAGCTGGGCACGCGCTACTGGGGCGTCGAGGGGCGGCTGTGGTCGGCGGAGAACCCTGACAGTTACGCGGGCGTGCACAACTTCGCGGGCGTCATGCTGGTATTCGATGAGGCGAGTGGTATTGATGACAGCATATGGGCGGTCGCATCCGGGTTTTTTACGGAGAATACTCCTAATCGTTTCTGGCTTGCTTTTAGCAACCCCCGCCGAAACTCAGGATATTTCTACGAGTGCTTCAACAGCAAGCGCGACTTCTGGCGAAACAAGGTTGTTGACGCTAGAGGCGTGGAAGGAACTGATAAGGCCGTTTATCAGCAGATCATCGACGAATACGGACCTGACTCCCCGCAGGCCCACGTCGAGGTATACGGGGCGTTCCCGAACGCATCGGATGACCAGTTCATCCCATCGTCACTGGTCAGCGAGGCACAGCAGCGGCCACCATCGCAGGATCAGAGCGCGCCGATAGTGGTGGGCGTCGACCCCGCGCGGTTCGGGGCGGACGCGACCGTCATCGCCATCCGGCAGGGTAGGGATATTATCGGCATCCGGCGCTACCGAGGCGACGACACCATGGAGGTGGTGGGGCGCGTGATCGACGTGATCGAGGAGTTCAAGCCGACGCTGGTGGTGGTGGACGAGGGCGGGCTGGGGGCGGGCGTCGTCGACCGGCTCAAAGAACAGCGTTACAAGATTAGGGGCGTGAACTTCGGACAGAAGTCAGCCAAACCCATCATGTTCGGGAACAAACGGGCCGAGATGTGGCACGCCATGCGCGAGTGGCTGAAGACGGCGTCGATCCCCAACGACCGTTTCCTGAAGTCGGACCTGACCGGGCCGATGATGAAGCCGGACAGCAAGGGCACGATCTTCTTAGAGAGCAAGAAGGACATGAAGGCGCGGGGGCTGGCCAGTCCTGACGCCGCCGACGCCATCGCCGTCACCTTCGCCTACCCGGTCGCGCACCGCGAGGCCCGTCCGGTGGACAACAGACCGCGCGTAAGCTATGGTGGCAGCGGCAATTCTTCTGGATGGATGGGGCATTGAATGGTTTCGCTTTCCGTAGGGCGCGGCGAGAAGCTGCCCACGAAGCAAGGCGCTGGCCTGACCGCCAAGGGCAGAGCCCGCTATAACAAAGCTACTGGCAGTAACCTGAAGGCTCCCGCGCCCAACCCCAAGACCAAGGCCGACGAAGGGCGTAAGAAGTCCTTTTGCTCAAGAATGGCGGGGGTTGTGGCCAAGTCGAAGAACGCCGACCGGGCCAAGGCCAGCATGAAGAGGTGGAACTGTGGCAAGTAAGCCGGGGCTCTACGCCAACATCGCCGCCAAGAAGGCCCGCATCAAGGCCGGTTCGGGCGAGAAAATGCGCAAGCCGGGGGCCAAGGGCGCTCCAACGGCCGACGCTTTCAAGCAGTCCGCCAAGACAAGGAAGAAGTAATGCCCCTCGTCAAGTCATCCAGCAAGAACGCCTTTCGCAAGAACGTGGCGACTGAAGTTAAGTCGGGAAAGCCCGTAAAACAAAGCGTGGCAATCGCCTACTCGGTCAAGCGCGCGGCTCCCAAGAAGGGCAAGTCTAGTGGCTGCAAATGACGTAACCGCCGCTGGCAAAGTGTCCGAGGCCGACGATACGGATCGTCTGGCCACCATGCGCCATCGCTTCACGGTGGCGCAGGCGGCTTACAGCGACAGCCGCGAAGACGAGCTAGACGATCTCCGGTTTATGGCCGGCTCACCCGACAACGCCTGGCAATGGCCGGCTGACGTGCTGGCGACCCGTGGCGCGGTGCAGGGCCAGACGATCAACGCCCGGCCGTGCCTGACCATCAACAAGCTGCCGCAGCATGTGCGGCTGGTGACGAACGAACAGCGGCAAAACCGCCCGACGGCCCGCGTCATCCCGGCCGACGAGCAGGCCGACCCCCGCGTGGCGGAAATCTTCGACGGCATCGTGCGGCATATCGAGTATATGTCCGACGCCGACGTGGCCTATGACACGGCCTGCGACAATCAAGTCACTTACGGCGAGGGCTATATCCGCATCCTGACGGAATACACGAAGGAAGATTCTTTCGATCAGGACATCCGCATCGGCCGCGTCCGTAGCTCATTTTCAGTCTACATGGACCCGATGATCCAAGACCCTTGCGGTCAGGACGCCGAGTGGTGCTTCATCACCGAAGACATCCCCAAGGCTGAGTATGAGCGCATGTATCCCGACGCCACCCCGGTCACGGGGATGATGTCGCAGGGCGTGGGCGACCAAAATCTGTCTCAGTGGCTCACGCAGGAGACGGTTCGGATTGCGGAGTATTTCTATATTGAACACCGCAAGGCGACACTGAACTTATACCCCGACAATATTACCGCCTTTGATGGCACGCCCGAAGATAAGCGCCTTAAGGCGGCCTATGGCAAGCCGTTGCGCTCGCGCGAAAGCGACCGCCGACAGGTCAAGTGGATCAAGACCAACGGCTACGAGGTGCTGGAAGAGCGCGACTGGGCGGGCAAATATATCCCCGTGATCCGCGTTGTCGGCAATGAGTTCGAGGTTGACGGGCAGATTTATATCAGCGGACTTGTGCGCAACGCCAAGGACGCCCAGCGCATGTATAACTATTGGGTCAGCCAGGAAGCCGAGATGCTGGCCTTGGCTCCGAAAGCGCCGTTTATCGGCTACGGCGGTCAGTTTGAGGGCTATGAGACGAACTGGAAGACCGCTAATACGAACAACTGGCCGTATCTCGAAGTAAATCCGGACGTTACCGATGGTGCAGGAAACCCCCTCCCCCTACCTGAACGCGCCCAGCCTCCGATGGCTCAGACAGGGCTTATTCAGGCGAAAGTCGGCGCGGCAGACGACATTAAATCGACCACCGGCCAATACGATAGTAGCATTGGGGCGACTTCCAACGAACGGACGGGTCGTGCGATCCTCGCTCGGGAGCGGCAAGGCGACACGTCTACTTATCATTATGTCGACAATCTCTCGCGCGCGGTAAAATATGTCGCGCGGCAGTTGGTCGATCTAATCCCCAAAATTTACGACACTCAGCGCGTCGCCCGTATCATCGGCGTTGACGGCGATGTCGGCATGGCCCGCATCAATCCGGCGCAGCCGGAGGCGGTCAGAAGTGTCGTAGACCAGAACGGGATTGAAATCGCCAAAATCTACAACCCCAACGTCGGCACATACGACGTTCAAGTGTCTTCCGGCCCGAGCTACATGACCCGTAAGCAGGAAGCCATGGACACGATGGGTCAGATTTTGCAGACCAACCCGGCTCTTTGGAGCGTTGCGGGCGACCTGTTCGTCAAGAACATGGACTGGCCGGGCGCGGAGACAATGGCCAAGCGGTTTGAGAAGATGCTCGACCCGAAAGTGCTGCAAGACACCGACGAGTCGCCCGAAGCCCAAGTCATGCGCCAGCAGATGGAGCAGATGGCGCAGGCAATGGAGCAGACAACTGCTCAAATTCAGCAGCTTATGCAGTCATATGAGATGCAGAAATTGGCGATTGACGAGCAGAACAGTCAGATCAAGGCTTACGAAGCCGAGACGAAGCGTATTCAGGTCACGCAGCCAGCCATGACGCCTGAACAAATTCAGGATATCGTGCAGG